ATTGCATCACCACATCACGCAATTTGGCGATGATCGCATCATAGCTGGTGATTTCAAAGCTTATGACCAATCTTTACCAGTGAACGTAACTATTGCCACTATGCGCATTTTGATAGCCATAGCGGCAGCTGGAGGTTATCAAAATGCGCATAGTGGCAATAGTTACGTTCACTGGTAAAGATTGGTCATACGCTTTGAAATCTCCAGCTATGATGCGATCATCGCCAAATTGCGTGATGTGGTGATGCAATTCATCCCACTCCCTGCCACTGGCATTAATCCCCACAGCTTGCTCACTCAAACCACTGAATATAGTCAACATAGTGGCGGGTGGTAGAAAATATTTGCGAATAATATACTTCTGAGCCACAGGTGCTCCAGTAAATACACGTATTTTCTTTTTTGTAAGTAATGTTGGCTCATCTTTCAAAGAAGCTTTGTAGATAAAATTATATCTCTTATTCTGACGATAACACAACATCGCCGCATCAATCTCCTGTTGAAGCGTGTCACTAAGTTCTGCAACACCATCCAGCAATTCATAATGTGCGGACAATTTACTCTTAAAACCATATCCACAAGATTTATTACGAGGCATAGGGTCAATAAACCTTCGTCCATAGATTCCACCCATAGTTTCCTCTGGAGTTAGTGGGACCATAGGAACATGCCTAGTAAATTCCGCAGTAGCTTCCAATAATGGAGTGGTGTAGTCAATGATAGCCATTTCGAGAGTTTTCGGCGAAGGGCCAAGAGAGGCCTTACCATATCCCGCTAGGGCCTTATAATAAGGTTCAGTCTCAAATTCCGCCTTAGGAGGTCCCCACAGTTGGGGACAGCCCATAATGCGCTCGACGTCGTGCGATATTAATGACATACGAACTTCCGATCTAAACGTAGAAGCTTCGAAACAGGATCCGAGTACTTCTATTTGCCTATCTTCCATATCAGTGTATAGAGGTAAGTGTTTGGTAGGACATTTGTAATGTACTTCGCCCTTGGACAAGACTTTATTCCCCGCTACGGTAGTCTCGAAGTTAATATCATCACCCGCTTCCACGGATAGGGACTTTTGTAAAGAGGGGATATTGCGTAAATAGTGTATGCCCACTAGCGCCTCATCTTGAAGGATAATAGAACAAGCTCCGAAAGTGTCTTTAGGTGTTCTTCCTGCTAAGTGTACACCCACTAAGCATTTATTCGTGCCCAATGAGATCAGTGGAGCACCACACAATCCTTTGAAAGTATCATATTCCAAGTGGTATGTATGACCCGAATAAGGGCTCACACCAGCAACACAAATTTCTGGTTCTGGTGAGGCTTTGGTATACGTTTTTGTTACATTCCCGTTAGGGGTACGGTACAAAACTTGCGCGGGTGTAGCGGGAAAATGCTGCACGGGGAAATATTTACTGATATTCTTATAATCACCTGATGCCAATACAGAAATAAAAGCCAAATCGGTGCTAGGAGATTCCCATCGCATAGCGTTGGAAACCCTAGTGGTTAAAACCGAATTCAACAATTTATCATGTCTCTGTATAACCAAAGGTTGATCTTCAGCGATGTCCACGTGTTTTGGAATCATTAAGATATTGCTAGTCACAAATAGACCATTGCAAATCTCGGTAGGCGCATCTTTTCTAATAAATCGCACACTAACCAAATTTTTCTCTATAATTCTGAACATCATTTCATCCGTAGTGGTGCGGGTATCAATCTCTCCACAATATTCCTGGCTCTGAGGTAGCTCAACACCTGCCCACTGGGTTGGGGTGAAAGCCTTCCTCACGGCCATATCTACATCAGGATACAAATTAGTTCCCAATTCGGTTCCCATGGTTTTGGCTACCACTTCTTGGGCTGCCTCAGATACGGATTGACCCAAAGTGGAATCACGAAAGAACATTTGCAACATCTTTCCGACAGAAAATAGGAGAACCGCACTGGCTCCAGCATATACGGCCACGTCAAACCAAGAAGTCATTACACCTGGCGAATGTCGCGCAATGCGGTGCATAATAGAGTATTTGAGTTCTATGGTATTTTTGATCTCAATGTATCTGGCTCCTACTATATTCCAACGAGCTTGTACAAAATACCAAAAGGCTAGTCCACTAAATGCAAAGACAGGCAATGCTATAGGCATAAAACTCATAGTAATGGCTGAACCAGCAACGATAGTTAGCAGCATGGTGAAAACCTTGAAAGAGGCAGCGAATTCAACCCAAATTTTGGATATGACCATTAATTCAATATACAAGAAATCGCGCAATATGGGTAGCCTAGCTAGCCACATCACCATAGAATCTGGCGTGTATTGATTTAATTCTTCTTTCAAATGGGCTATAACAACCTTGCTCCATTCGTCCACGATTGCTTGCTCATCAGGTGGTAATAGACCATAGGTCGATACACACTGCAAGTAAAAGCCAGCATTAAATCGCTCCTTTTCAGGCATATGTACAGCGGTACGCTTGATCTCTGACAACTTAGCAAATAAAGCAGATGCTGTCATAATATCAATTTCCCACTCAAATGCCAAGTGCTCAAGTGTGTAACCTGGGCGGACAACTGTGCGCGCCATATCTGACGCTCGCAAATTGTTAATATGGCGCTCTTTAACCTTGTTTACCCATGTACGAACTTGGCCAATCTCTTGATCCAACACAATATCCTTACATACACAGTATTGTTGCAGTTTCCTACATGCCTTACATACTGGTAAAATCGTGTGTTGCTTGTTCATTCTTTGGAGTAGGTCATTCTCTTTGGCAAAGTGTTTCTTGCTCATTTCCTGGGCTACATAAATAGCTTGAGAAATAGATAATCCTTCAGATGAGACCTTAACCAAATCGCCATCCTTATTAGGCACTTCTACTTCAAAGAAGCGGGCCATGGGACGGCCTCCACAAGACAAGTTGTCACGCACATACCATTCTTTTAAATCAATATCGTATATATCAGCTAGCATTACTTCTTCTGGGGGTAATGTATCTGTATATGCTTTGATCTTAGCAGAATCAGCACGGGCATCTGTGGCGTATTGGGGTTTAACCTTAATAGTAGCATAGAAATGAAATCTGCGCATAATACTTAGTGGTTCGGCGGAAACAAGGGTGGCGTTCAATCCTTCTACATTGGTGGTGGCGTAAATAGTCTTTGGTCGAATAGGGACTCCTCCCTTTTCTTCTAACGCAGCTTTAATTGCAATTTCAGCCGTATTATTGGCGAACTTAATCAAAGGGGCTAAAGGAGATGTTTCTAACATTTCTATCTTGGTATTCATCAAATCATCAAAAACGATGGTCTGGGTATCACCCCTACACGTTTCAAAGTACTGATCATTCTCATTGTACACTGCTTTCTTTTGCGGATCTGCATCAAAGCCATTTGTATTTAATACAATGGAGTTAATCAAATCAGAGACAAATGTTTTACCAACACTAGTGGTTCCGTGGAAACACATAACAAAAGGTGCCACACGCAACGCTCCACTGCAGGACACGGATGTGTAAGCAGCTTTCCATTCTTGTAACTTTATAATGTACCCAAAAAGCATACGCTTTTCAAGGGCATTAGTCGTCATTAAGTGGAGGCGCTTAGCAGTAACATGAGTGCTTTCTAACAATTCATAGTACGAATCTATTGTGTGGTCAGTAAGGTCCAGGGTCGAATTCAACATAAAGGGTTCTAGATGAGATAACTTAGAATAATTGTCATAAAATTGGTTGACGTTCTCCTTATCATAGCAAAATACCGATAATTGGCCAGTTTTATACCATTCATTGAATTTAACTAAAACCACCTCAGTGGCTGCGTAAGCTGCTGAAAATAGATCCTCGCAAGTGTAGGTGCGCTGGACCACTGAAGCATTCAATAGCTTAAAGTCTTTAAATTTCATTTCTCCCAGAAAGTCCTTAGAAAGGAACTGCAGGGATACCATAATGCTATAAATTTCCCAGAAAGAGGCGAACATTTTTGTTCTCCTAAAAGCAGTGAAATTACGCTTGATATCTTCCATCGAGAGGGATACACCGGATTGTGTTTCCAATTCAAGTGGTTTGGTTTCGAAATACTTAATTAAAACTTTAATGAAAGATGAGCCCTTAGGCAACTCGGTTTTAACATAGAGCAACAAAGCTGCTGCGCATGATTCAGGTGTTTTAAGATCTTTCAGTACAAGAGCTAAGCTCAGAGCATTCTCCAAACGAGCTATAGTAAATGACTCAGATATATTAGGCAATGCGATGCGCCTTTGCACAGGTAGCTCAATGGAATTGCGAAATGCAAAATATGAACGCACAAACTTCGATGGAACTCTATCCACAAAGATAAAATTCTTCAAAGAAGTGAGCAAAGGTACAAAACATACAGTAGTGAAAAAAGATGTTGCGGTATTGGAGAGGACGCGAGTAAATTCGCGTACAGCACTAATATCTTCTGGGTGTGAGCCAGATTGTGTCTGCAATATCTGTTTTGATACTGTTCTTTTCTGGTTGTCGGATCTAATGGTCTGGTTAATTTGAGCAGCTTTTAGTTTAGCTGCTCTAACTTTCTCCTTGGTAATTCCTCTGGTGTAAAATCTATAACTAGATTTGGAATATTCCTTCGAAGATTCAGGAAATAGTTCGGTGGGTCTGCGGTAGCAGACAAAAAATGTCACATATACGACGGTGACGACAAGGG